CGGCTTCGACGCGAATGGTCCAGGTCTCGACAGGCTTATCCATGCTCGTGTCCTTCAGTCGGGAAAGCGGGCCATCAACGTGTCGAGATCGCCGCGCGTTGGCAGCCCGACGGCGGCAGAGGGGGGAAGGACCACGCGAAGTGCGGCAGCCAACTCGCGCGGCGTCATCTCCCAGAACTCACGCGCCGGCAGTCGAAGCAGGCCGAGACCAGCCGCCATCACGTCGTCCCAGGGAAAGGGGCGGGCTTCGGCCGCACCTCCGGCGGCACGGCGCTCGACGGCGCGGTCTCACGTTGCGCCTGCTCGGAACCAGCTGCGCTGCCGAACGTGATGCTCAACAGCTGCGCGACGATCTCGACGAAGCCCGCCGCACCACCCTCCGTCCGCATCTGCGCCACGTCCTCATCGGACACCCCGTGGCCGGCACCACGCAGGCCCGCGCCGATGATGCGAACGCAGTCGCGCGCACTGAGCCTGCCCGTCTCGAAGCGTGCAGCCAGCGCCAGCATGTCGCCCGCATCGAATGCCGCCTCGAGCTCGGCGAGCGCGCCGAGCGTCAGACACAGCCGCCAGCTCACCCCATCGAGGCGCGCCTCGATCTCTCCGCGATGCCTGTTGGCCATCACCGCCTCACAGTGCCGTGAACGTCAGCGGGCCGGCCGACTCGAGACCGATCTCGAATGCGACCTCGTTGTCATGCCGGCCCGTCAGCTCGAGCGACGTGATCTGGAAGGCTCCCTCGACGGTGCCGAAGTCCGGGATCACGATCTGCCAGGCCTTGATCGCGCCAGCGAAAAATGCCGCGCGCAGCATCTCGTCGGACGCCTGGTCCTTGAAGATGCCGGCACCCGTCACGCGCGCACTGCGCACGCCCGCGCCCTCCAGCAACTCCCGCCACGGCCCCGCCGATTCCTGGTGCGTGATGTCGACCGTCTCGGCGTTGAACGCGAGCGTGCGCGAGCGCAGCCCCGCGACGGTCGTGAACGTGCCGTTGCCTGCGTTGTCGATCTTGACGAGCAGGTCCTTGCCTTTTTGTGCAGCCATTAGGGTTCTCCGGGGAAGCGCGTGAGTGGTGAGTCGTGAGTGGTCAGTCGAGGTGAATTGGCGGATCAGTGACGCGAGGTCGGCAAGCGCTCGACGCAGACGCGTCTCAAGCCACCACTCACGACTCACCACTCACCACTCACGCATTCGTTTCCGTCACCGCCCGCAAACGGATGACACCATGATAGATCTCGTCGGCGGTCTCGCGCCTGACATCGACGATCTCCTGGCGCAGGTTGACGAGGCGGAAGCCCGTCAACGGGATAGTCTTATCGTGCAGCGCTGCGCGCACGGCCGCTGCGATGTGATCGGCCTCGTGCCGGCCGGCCGCCTTCGACCAGACATGCAGCGTTACGATGTGCTCGCCGCCGTCCTCGGTGCCCGTGCTCCAGTCGCGCTCGCTCGTCGCGCCGAATGTCACGTATGGGTAGGCCTGCCCACGCGGCACGTGATCGTAGACATGGGCTCCGCCGAGCAGCGACGTCACTGCCGTGCTCGCCGTCAGCACCTGATGGATCGCCTGCTGCAGGGCCCAGCTTGCGCTCGCCATGGCTCAGCTCCCGTTGCTCTGGGCTCCGGATCGGGACATCGCGTCGGATGTCCCGATATCCGCGCCCTCGCCTGCCTCGCGCCGGCGCCGCTCCGCCAGATCGTCGAGTGCGGCACGAATCGCTGCCTCACGCACGCGCTCGATCCGGGACCGGCGCGGGCCCTGCCCCGTTCTCGTGAACTCCGCGCGCGCCTTCATGGGAGCCGCTCCTCGCACAGGCACTCGAGCCAACGGCCGCGACCGTCGAGGTCCAGCACCGCGCGGATCTCTAGCGTGCGCCGGCCTTCGACGAAGCGCATCTCGGCCGCCACGCCGTCGCGATGCCGGATCAGCACGCGATGCGTCACGCGCGCCGCAACGCCGTCCCCCAACACGACCTCGCGCCCGCTCGCGGGCTCGATGCGCGCGAACATGCTACCCACGCTCTTCCACGCGATGATGGCCGTGCCGCCGGCAACGGCCGTTCTCTCGGGCCGGTGCAGTCTCACACGATGGCGCAGTGCGCCGATCCGGTCGGCGGTCATAGCCGCACCTGCCGGTAGGGAGCGAGCAGGCTCGACACCGTCTCCGGGATCGCCACGGCCTGCGCGCCTATCACGACGGGCTCGCGGTTCTCGAACCAGTGCGCCACGAGCATCATCAGCGCCTGCCTGACCGGGGGCGGCACGTCGGCCGGTACGGGCCCGAACCCTGCCGTCAGCTCGACAGCGATACCTTGCGCGATCGTGCCCGGCATTGGCAGTGCGGACGGCGCATAGACGATGCGGGCCGGATTGGCAGCACCATCGACGTGATACTGCGAAGGCGGCACCGTGACCTGCGTGCCATCCGCGCGCGACACCTTCAGCGCGTCGACCGACTGTACGGGCCTAATCGGCAGCTCGACGGCTTGGCCGGCTGGCCACGCATCGAGCGTCCAGCGCCACGCCTGGGTGATCAAAGCCATGCCGAGGGCAGCCTCGATCTGAAGGCGCGAAGTGACGATCAAACTCGCGATGAAAGCGTCCTCCGACGTCCCGTCGACACGCAGTTGGGCCTTCGCATCTGCAAGCGTGATCGGCTCGACCGCCGGCGCGGCCGTCAATACGAGCGACATGTCGGGTGCTCCGAAGCCATGAATGTAAAAGGCGGAAGCCTCGCCGCGGGAGTGAGACCACGCGAGGCTTCCGCCGAGGCTCGCAGGGCTGGGGGAGGAGCCAACCCTGCGAGATCACGTAGCGGTGTCAGACCCGAAGGTCCGACACCTTCTCGTCACGCCGAGAACTTCAGCAGCTTGATCGCCTCGAAGTCCTGCACGCCACCGCCGACGCGTTTGGTCGTGTAGAACAGCACGTAGGGCTTCGCGCTGTAGGGATCGCGCAGCACCGAGATGCCGATGCGATCGACGATCAGGTAGCCGCGCTCGAAGTCGCCGAAGGCCACCGACAAAGAGTTGGCGGCGATGTCCGGCATGTCCTCGCTCTCGACCACGGGGAAGCCGAGAAGCGTGGCGTTGCCGCCGGGCTGGGCCGCCGGCTGCCACAGGTAGTTGCCGTCGGCGTCTTTCATCTTGCGGATGGCGGCCTGCGTCGAGCGGTTCATCACGAACGAGCCGTTGGCGCGATAACCCGCCTTCACCGCGTAGGCGAGGTCGATCAGCTTGTCCGACGGGTTCGATGCCGGGAACGCGCCTGCCGTCCCAGTCGTGATGAAGCCGAGCTTGCCGAACTCCCACGACGCGTTGGCGATCGTGTCGTAGGCGAGGAAGCCCTTCGGCTTGTTGATGCCATCGCCCGTCACGAACGCCTGGCCTTCCTGCTGGGCGAACGCGAGGCGGACCTCCTCGGCGATCCACTGGTCGATGTTGACGGCAGAGTCCTCCAGCAGAACCTGCGTCGCCGACGGCATCGCGTAGAGCTCCATCGTCGGGAACGCGAGCTCGGCCAGCGTTGCCGTCGTCGTCTGCGGACGGGCTGCCGTCTCACCGACCCAGCCGGTGCCCATGCCGGTCGTGGCGAACGGCTTCTTGTAGACGTTGCCCGATACCTGCCTGACGCTGGCGATCGCGCGGATCGGCGAGATCGCCTTCAGCGCGCGGTTGACGGCGGCCTCGGTCTCCGGCGGCACGAGATAGCCGCCATCCGCCGCCGTACCGGCCGACAGCGCCTTGCCTTCCACGCCCATCACGCGCGTGGCATCGCCGCGCCGCACGTAGCCCTCGAACGCGGCCTTGGCCTGCAGGCTCGCCGCGCTGGTGATGCCGGCGCCGGAAAGCTGCGGCCGCACCGCCTTGTGGGAGAGATCGTCCAGCGCGCGGTCGAGGCGGGCGAGCTTCTCGGTCGTGAGAGGATCGGCCGCGCCGCGCCGCTCGATGTCGGCGAGGCGGCGGTCGTTCTCCTCGCGATAGGTCTCGAAGCCGCGCATGAAGGTCTCGAAGGCGGCGTTGATGTCGGCGCTGTCGGCCGACTTGGTCTCGATTGCGGTCTTGTCGTTCATCGGTACATCCTCGAAGTGTCGACTGAAGATCTGAAGAGACGCGTTGCCTCGCTGAGCTGGCTCATGAGACGCGTCTCCCAACTCGTGGCCTGCCCCGCATCCCGCAGGGATCGCAGACCCTTGTAGCCATCGCGCATCAGCGCTCTGGCCTCGTTGCGCGTGAACCCAGCGTCCTGCGTGAGCCAGCGCTCGAAATCGCGAACCGTGGACGAGGCGGGCAGCGTCTTCAGCGCCGACACGCGGGCCTCCGGTTGCATCGGGAAGGTGACGACCGAGATCTCCCAAAGGTCGATCTTCTCGAGGCGACGCACGCCGTGGCGGTCGCGCGCACCCTTGATCATGCGGAAGCCGATCGACAGGCCGTCGATCGCGCCGGCCCGCATCAAAGCGAGCACCTCGCGCGCTTTGGCGATCTCCGTCATCATGCGCCCGCGCACATGGAGCCCGCGCGCATCCTCCGCGATGCGCTGCCACACGCCGATCGGCTGCGTGGGGTCGTGCTGGAACAGCATCTTGACGCCGGCTGCCGTGCGCTCCGCGACGCTCTCGCGGAATGCGCCCGGCAGCACGATGTCGTGGCCGAGATCCTCCTTGTTGAAGAGGCTCGCGTAGCCCTCGAACACACCGTCGAGCGCGAGGCTCTTCACGTCGAGCGGCATGAGCTTCACCTGCCGCGCCACCTCCGGTGGCCGGGTCGTTCGATCGGTCATGTAGGGGTTCCCTGGTTGGGGTGGCCGTCTCGTCTGCAGCCCAAGTCAGCAGGCACTCAGCAAGTCAGCAGTACTTCAGTGTGCTCTTCGAACGTCGCAATTCATCGCGCGCCTGATCGGGTCGATACTTCCTGGCGAAAGGGCCGCTGGCGCTGTCACCACCCTCCTCGGCATCGCCATAGCCGACCGCGGCGCGCTTCTCCTCCTCCGACAGGAAATCCGCAGCGCCGATCCGCGCCCACAATGCCT